ATGTCGGTAATGAATCCTTTCTTCGATGTCAGCACGCTGCCGTATCAGGCACCGCGCTTCGATCTTATCCATCAGGAACACTATCGCCCCGCATTTGACCGGGGAGTTGAGGAAAAACGGGCGGAGGTTGCCGCCATTGCGCAAAACCCGGCTCCCGCCACGTTCGATAACACCCTGTTGCCGCTGGAGTGCAGTGGTGAGCTGTTAACGCGAGTAACCAGTGTCTTTTTCGCAATGACCTCCGCGCATACTAATGATTTTTTACAGCAACTGGACGAAGCGTTCTCCGCTGAACTGGCGCAACTGGCAAATGATATTTATCTCAACGACACTCTGTTTGCGCGTGTTGAGTCTGTCTGGCGCAATCGGGAATCAGCCGGTCTTGATGATGAGTCATTGCGCCTGGTCGAGGTAATGTATCAGCGTTTTGTGCTGGCGGGCGCGACGCTTTCCGCTGACGATAAAGGTGTGCTGAGAGCATTAAATACGGAAGCGGCGACGCTCACCAGCCAGTTTAACCAACGCCTGCTGGCGGCTGACAAAGCCGGTGGCCTGGTGGTGGATTATCTTCACCAACTCGACGGCCTGAGCGATGAAGCTATCGCCGCCGCCGCTGATGCCGCGCGAGAAAAAGGGCTGACAGATCGCTGGCTTCTTTCGCTATTAAACACCACACAGCAACCGGCTCTGGCCGCGTTGCGTGACCGTCAGACGCGAGAAAATCTCTTTACTGCCAGTTGGTCACGTACTTCGCAGGGGGATGCCAATGACACGCGAGCAATAGTATTACGCCTGGCGCACTTGCGTGCGCAACAGGCCTCGTTGCTGGGGTTTGCGGATTACGCCAGCTGGAAAATGGCGGACCAGATGGCAGAGTCTCCGCAGGCTGCGTTTGATTTTATGCGCGGTATTGCCCCGGCGGCACGCGCCCGCGCTGAACGCGAACTGGCGGATATCCAGAAGGTCATCGATGAACAGCAGGGGGGCTTTACCGCCCAGGCCTGGGACTGGCCGTGGTATGCCGAGCAGGTTAGACGAGCAAAATACGATCTCGATGAATCACAGATAACCCCATATTTTGCGCTCAACACGGTACTGAACGAAGGGGTATTCTTTGCCGCGAACCAGCTCTTTGGCATTCGCTTCGTTGAGCGTACCGATATTCCTGTTTACCACCCGGACGTGCGGGTCTGGGAAATTTTTGACCAGAATGACGAAGGGCTGGCACTGTTTTATGGCGATTTCTTCGCCCGCGACTCAAAGAGCGGCGGCGCATGGATGGGGAATTTCATCGAGCAATCGACGCTACTATCCACCAAACCAGTTATTTATAACGTCTGTAATTACCAGAAACCGGCTGCCGGGCAGACGGCGCTGCTGTCGTGGGATGATGTCATAACCCTGTTTCACGAGTTTGGTCATACCCTGCACGGTTTGTTCGCCCGCCAGCGCTATGCCACGCTTTCGGGTACCAATACGCCGCGTGATTTCGTCGAATTCCCGTCGCAGATTAATGAGCACTGGGCAAGCCATCCTGAGGTGTTCACGCGTTATGCCCGCCACCATCAGACCGGTGAGCCGATGCCGGAAGCCTTACGCGAGAAAATGTTGCGCAGTACCCGGTTCAATAAGGGGTATGACATGACAGAGTTGCTCAGCGCAGCGCTGTTGGATATGAACTGGCACAGTCTGGATGGCGCAACTCAGGTCAGCGACGTCGATGCCTTTGAAGCACAGGCGATTCGCCACGAAGGGCTTGATATCGCAGCAGTACCGCCCCGTTATCGCAGCAGCTATTTTGCCCATATCTTCGGTGGCGGTTACGCAGCGGGTTATTACGCCTATCTGTGGACGCAAATGCTGGCGGATGACGGCTTCCAGTGGTTTGTGGAGCAGGGCGGCTTATCCCGAGAAAACGGGCAAAGATTCCGCGAAGCGATTTTGTCCCGTGGCAATAGTACTGATTTAGCTGAACTTTATCGCCAGTGGCGCGGTCATGACCCGCAGATTGAACCGATGCTGAAAAACCGAGGCCTGAGCGAGTAACGCGCTTTTAGCCAGAAAAAAGAACCGGGTGTGATACCCGGTTTTTTTGTCCGATTTTTTCTTCCCCAAAACTCCTCCAAAATTCTTCCCCAAAATGAATCCATAAATTCTGCAAAAATCGCAGGGGGATAGGGTCCAATTTTTCACGTAGCTACACCTTCACTTTCACCCAGTCCAGACCGCGATCGCTGTGATACTGTGCGGTCATTCTGTCTGACGAATGCCCCAAGAGTTGCTGGGTATTGATGCCTTGCCCCTCATACAAACGTTCGGAAAGCGAGCGTTGTTCGTGAAAGGTCGGCATTGTTTTCCCGCTCTCGACTGAAAGGCCGGCACTATCAACCGCGAGTTTAAAGGAGACGCTAAGGCTGCTTTCTCCAATCTGATCACCTGCTTTCACAGTACCGCTTGATACCACGTGATGAAGGAGCCAGGGACTCACTACTCTGTCTCTGCATCGCTTAATCACCTGCGCAAGTGTGATATCTAACATTTCGCAGCGCAAAGATAGTGGTATAGCTAATTTCGCCCCTGTCTTTTGCTGTTCAACATGCAGATGTCCGTCCCAGACGTCAGAGAACTTCATTTTTGCGATATCACCGCGTCGTTGTCCGGTGACTACGGCCAATAACATGGAGTTTTGAACGTAGGGTGCCATATTGGAAGCAGCCTCAAAGATCGCTTTCCACATTTCGAGGTTCAGTCGAGAGCGGCTCACCCGGACAAAAATTTTTCTTGTTGCAAGGGCTGGGTTATAACCAGGTTCAACTTCCCCTGCATGTTGGGCTTCCTTAAACAAATCAATCCAGACACTGCGAAGCGTTTGGGCCATCCGTGCCTTTCCATTGGCTTTATATTCATCGGTGATGGCTGCCAGCATTTTTGTGGTGACCTCCTGTATGCCGATGTCAGGCATTCTTTCAACCAGCACGTTGGTGCAGGTCTTTCTCGATTTAAGTGTATTTACTTTTATTTCCTTATTCTTAAGCCGTTCCTCCTGTAATTGCAGATACCGTCCGATCCATGCATTCATGCGTATGGATTTCTTGGAATTAACCGTTTTATGGTTGACCATATCAATGAGGGCAAACGACTGGGCGGCTTCCTGCTGTGCAAGCAGACGATTTAATTCAGTAGCAGCTAATTTTGCCGCTTCCTGATCGGTACCAAAACCGATAAATTGCCCTGTTAATGGGTGGCGGTATTGCCAATAAACTTTCTCAGTTCTCTTATCTAATTTCGAATATAGGTTAGGGACGTTAATATTATGCTTTCTTGGGCGAGCAGCCATTTAATGCTTTCTCCACTAACAGGCGGGCTGTATCAGATATTCCAGACGAAATATCGACTTTTCCGACCATACCGATAAAACGAGCATCTTCATCCACTACCCAACGGCGACCTTGTTTAATTGCTGGTGGGTAGGTCTGTTTGGTCTTGGCGATTTTATGTAAAGCCGCTCGGCTGATAGGCTCTTTAAAACCGTTCGGACCTGACGCCCAATCATTGATAGTTACAAGCTGTCCCATTACTAGCTCTCCACATCACCGGCTGCACCCGGTTATCGCTCATTGTAGGCACATGCGGAGCAGCCCCCACGAGCACCTTCGTTACATTTGAGGCAAAGCGCGTGTTCTTCGCGCCTCGCCTTCATAGGTAGATTCCGAAGCCATATGCACACAGCACCATCCTCGCTATCGTGAATGGAGCCAATAAACCAACCCTCACCCTCAGGATTTTCAGGTTGCCATGAGGAGATATCGTAACCATCGACTTGCGGGTCAATTTCATCTTCATCGCGATAAAACACCTTCCATTCGAGACCATTAGCGCTCATCCATGCGTTAAATTCATCCGTGGAAATGTGCTCTCGGCCATCGCAAAACTTGTCGTACTCCGGGTGTGTCCAGTAGCCGTACTGGTCGCGTTCGACTGGCAGTTCAGTAATGGTGTTGCTCATACTGTTTTCTCCCGCTGTGCTGAAATAGCCTTATGTTCATCAACAATCGCCAGCACCTCTGCCAGCGCGAGACCTTCCAGAGTGACTACACCGTTATCATCAATACCGGCCAGGCTGATCAGTTCGACGAGACGGCGGGCGCTTTTGACGCTGATCTCCGGGGCGGTAACCTTTTTAGTGATTTTCTTTTTGCCAGCAGCAGCGGCAACGGCGCGATCCTGCTCCAGTACTTTCCCTGCGTTCTCACCGTGCTCACGAACGCGCTCAACCGCGACACCTACGGAAACTTCGCCATTTTTAACAATCTGCTGAACGTCATGGTTAGCAGTGGCGAGGGTCAGTAACTTCTCAACCGTAGGGACCGACTTGTGAACAAGCTTCGCTATTTCCTGATTGGTCAGGTTGAAAGTTGTAGCCAGTTCCTTAATTACCTGTGCCTGTTCCAGCGGGGTGAGGGGCAACTGGTTATTACTGGTCATGACACGAGCCAGGCGCTCAACGTCATTGCCAACGAATGGCATGATGTGAATGCGGTCAACCGGTTTACCCGCATCACGGCAGCGCTCATAGCAGCGGCGACGACGGTGGCCTTCAACAACCCAAACACCGCCTTCGTCGCGTGGGGTAACTTCCAGTGGGGGAACGGTACCGCCATTCATGAGGTAGTTGAAAAGGTCGTCATCAGCCTGGCGAGTACGCTCGTCATCGTCGCGTTTGTTAAAGCCCTCTTTGACGAAGATGTTATCCAGGCTGATAAACATTCCGGTATCGGTGCGTTTAATCACACCGCCCTTCGTGGTCATCTTTTTGAATGAGTTAGCGGCCATTGCTGGTGGCCTCGCTATTTTTTGCCTGGTAACGAATATAAGCGGCATAGCTTTCTGCGCGCTCGGCGGTCAGGTTATAGCTACTCTTCATATTGACTGAGCAGTTGTCTTTGCTGGCCTGTTCCCGCCAAAAGGTTGCCATTTCATCAAGAGATTTCGCCCCGGCTTCGGATTGCAATGCTGCGATTAAGACAGATGTTCTTGGTATGCTTTTACCCAATTCAATAAGGGATTCTTCGCGGGTCAGAAAACCATTCTTACCATCGCTGCTGCGCATGTAACCGTCGTACCACAATTGCAAACCATCCGGGGTCATGTCGTCTGGCATTTCTGCAACAGCTTCGTCAGTAGTGCCCTCCAGCCACTCACGCGCCGCTTTGATGTCGCCTTGAGACAGGCAGAGCAAAGCCGCCTGCATACCGAGCATGGCGCGGTTATGCAGCCAGGAGGTGCTTAGTTCATGAGCAGCCATCCCCAGCAAGAAGTTGTTTTCAACTGCCAGTGCCTTACGCTGCTCCAGCGATTCGCTTAACGCCACGCTGGTAACGTCCAGACGGTTAGCCAGTTCGGTCATAATGTCGGCTGACGCCGCAGGGAGATATTTTGCCGCTGTGCGAGCGGCAACCAGCAACTGCTCTTTAGTCATTCTCATCATTAGTTCTCAATATATGTGCACGCTGCACCGCGCTTTTTTTGGTTATAGGAAACCCTCGCCAGTGGCGATTAATTAATTAAATTCCGCTTCCATAAATGCCCCCGCAGGGGCATTTGCAGCAGCGTAATTAGGCGTTAAAGACGCCGATATAAGTTTCTACTTTGCTGTCGGTGAATTTCTCAACGAGCAGATCACGGAACTCAACGGCCATTTCTTCTTCATAGGCTTCGAGCTGAGTAATACGGAGAACCAGCAGCGGCTGATTGCTGGCGAGGATGCTCATACGCACTTTAAAGCGGCGCTCAGCCAGACCTTCATACGGAACACACTTGAACTCAAAGGCCACAGGCATAATGTCTTTGGTTCTGGCTTCAACGCTTTCCATGACCGAACGGCGACCACTGAAATCCTGATCTTCGTACTCAGCGCTCTTGATTGCTTCAATGGTGATCTTGCGAATTGCCGCCGCTGCTTTTTTAGCGTCAATTACCGCGCCGTCAGCATCAAATCCAGTCACAAAATCAGACCAGTCTTCCAGCCATTCAGCCAGGGTTTTCTGGTCGTTACGATCACCGTTGATAGCAAGAAGCGCAGTGAATGGAGCGGTGCGTTTTAGGGTCAGAACCGCTTTATTATCCGCATGGCCGGGTTTGGTAATGGTGCCCAGGTTAAATACCGAGGAAGCGCTCATTTTATCGGTGCTGATAAAGCAACGAGTACCCTCTGCCGCATAGCCGGTAGAGTAACGAACGAAGTCTTCAATGCTGGAGGTTTCCAGCTTGCCACGGAAACGGAAGCGTTCAGTATGCAGACGTTCAATGGATTCAACTGAAACGTCTTTTGGCAGGACGACTGCCGGGCAATCAGCGCCCGCTAATTTTTCTTCAATGAACTGGCTCAGCACCATATCGCGGATCTGGCTGATTGCGGTGTTGTCTACTTGCTGCGACATAAACTGGTTTCCTTTGCTAAGAGATAAAGTCGGATTGGATGGATTTATTTAGCGAGCTTCGCAGCAGGATCACCGCCCAGCGTGAACAACTGGCCCTGATCTTCCTGCAGCACAGTGAGTTTGCCGCCGCGATTGACGTACATCGGGGTTTCGGTTGTGTCTTCCTCGGAAGACTTACCGCGCGGGGTAGGCTTGGTGAAAGAAAGGCGGTGCTGGATGGTCACGCGCTTCTCTTCCAGTGAATTGCTCAGGCGAGACAGGTCGAAGGTGACCTGCACTTTGCCTTTTTGCCCGTTATTCAAAACACCCAGGGCGACTTCATTCAGTGCTGCGGCCAGTTTGTTTTCAAACACACCGCCGTCCAGTTCCCCGAAGAAGTCGGGGATATTGGTCAAACGTTCATTTTCCATCGATTAACCCTCAGAAGGGCGGCTGCAACCGCCGTTAGTTCTCCACACAACACAAAAGAGCACCTGCGGTGAGTGCCGCCCGTAGCGATTGGGTTATGAGCCGTCGCTGCGGTGATGCTCTTGTGTGTTGTGTAAAAAGAGGGCGGTACCAGCCAGAACATTATCATCTGCCTCATAAGTGGAAGATGCTGATACCGCCCTAAGGCTACACAGATTTAATATCTGCCTGTCTTTTCACCACATCAGGCTCAGTGGATCCTGGTCATTCCCCAACAACAAGGATTCGGTTAATCTGGATATCCCCAACGACAAGAAGAGTATTAAAAGTGATCGCTGAACTATCTGCGGCGCTGACCGCTCTCAAAGAAACTACTGGTTTGGTTAAAGTCATCAATGATGCGAAGAATGATGCTGAAATCAAAGCTGCGACATTTGAACTCAATTGCAAACTCATCGACTTACAGAGTGAATGTTTTGCTCTTGGTGATGTGATTCGTTCTCGTGATGAAGAGGTAATACATCTCAAAGCAAAAATTGCAGAGTATGAAAACTTTCAGACCCAAGTAGAGGGTTATGTTTTGAACCAGCTTGGATCGGGAGCGTTTGTATATTCGAAACAGGAGCTTGTGCAGGGAACTGAGGTGACTATGCATCTTTGCCCACTTTGCTATTCCAAAAAGATAAAATCGATACTTCATCCTTTCCCTGTAAGTAAGTCTTCTGTTTATTTTCAAAGCCGCTGCCTCCATTGTGAAAACAAGTTCTTGATGGATCGAAATCCAGCTTTTACAGCTCCACCAACGATGGCAGAAATTGGTCGTTTGCTTAACGATTAGGGATATCCAGATTGTTAAAGAGCAAAGCGTCCTATGGGCGCTTTTTTATTGCCTGCGAATCATCCCCATCTTCATACGCCTGGGGCGGCTACTTCATGGGCGTCCTGCCTGTTCGCTGTTGATGAATAAAATCTAACTTAACTTAGTTTTGTGGTCAAGTAGAAACACCAAACTTTTCTTAGTTCAGTGTTCGGACGGGAAGGGATACTTAGATTTCGTACTGAACGCCTTTGACTACACCAATGATTATGCAGTTGCCATTGATTGGAATGTTCGGATAACGCGGATTAAGGGGGACGAGAAATTTCTGATGACCATCAATTACCAGTTTTTTTACCGTGGCTTCGTTTGTACCATCCAGCCTTGCTACCACTATTTTACCATTAATAGGCTCAGCGTCAGGATCGACAATTACTGTAGCCCCCTGCGGAATGGTTGGCAGGCCATTGGGATTTGTCATTGAATCTCCCTGGACATCCAGAGCAAACGAATTCTCGCTAACACGCAGCGACGTTTCTACCCAACGTTCGGCTTCGCTGATAATTTCAGACGGCTTTGTTTCTGTGAAATGCCCTGCCTGCACCCACGAGAGTACAGGAACGCGCCTCATGCTTGTTATCAACTTATCTTCGAATTCAGTACCATAAAGTATGTAGTCAATTGATGTATTGAAAAACTTCGCAAGCCTTCCCAAAGCTTCGCCGCCAGGAACGTTAATATCTTTTTCCCAATAGCCAACCGCAACATCACTTACGCCACAGAACTTACCTAGCTCTTTCTGTGATGTCTTCGTGACCTTCCTTAATCCTCTGATTCGCTGACCAACTGTTTCCATTTTTTATCGCTTCTTCGAAATAAAACTAACTAATCTTAGTTTTTATTGACCAAAGAAAGATTGGTATTTAATATCTAATAAAACTTAGTAATGGGGGCGTTATGACAACCGATGACATTGAAAACTACTTTGGTAGCGCTGAAAAAGTTGCCGCCTTTTTCGACATCAGCAGCGAGGCCGTTTACCAATGGCGCAATCGACCAGGTCGATTAATTCCGAAAGGAAGAGCCGCTGAGGCTGCATATCGCACTGATGGAAAACTGCCATTTCATCCTGAGCTTTACGAGAAATCTAGCAATAGAACATCCAGACAGAAACCACAGATTCAAGGAGTTAACCGTGGGTAATCACTGGCAAGTAGATAAACAACCAGCGTGGATGGTGGTCGCAATCAAAAAGACGATCGCCGCGCTACCTGGCGGATACGCCGAAGCCGCTGAATGGCTGGGTGTTACTGAGGACGCGCTTTTTAACCGGCTTCGTGCAGGTGGTGATCAGATCTTCCCGATGGGGTGGGCGATGGTCCTCCAGCAGGCAAGCGGCACCAAACATATCGCCGATGCCGTTTCCCGCCAGTCGAACAGCGTCAACGTCCCGCTGGTGGCTATAGAGGATGTTGATAACGCAGATATCAATCAGCGCCTGATGGAAACGATTGAATGGATCAGCGAGCACTCTCAGTACGTCCGCATAGCGACGGCTGACGGGGTT